CCCAGCCGGGAGAGCTTTAAGAGGAAATCCTCCGGCATTTTAATCTGTACCTTAGCCATTTGCCGCCACCACCTTTTTCGCTAAAATCTCCACATACATCCCGCGCCCCTTTACATCCTCCACACTGGTAATGTCATACCGGCAGCCTTCGCAGAGCAGGAACAGCTTGGTAGAAACCTCCACTCCGGGGATGGCCCGGAAGCGGAACAGGTCGGTGGCCTCCGAAAAGGCCGCCCGGTTGGCCCACCGTTCGCTGCCATGGCGGGCTTCATGGTAGGCGCGAACCTCCGCCAGCACTTTATCCTGCTGCGTGGCAAACCCTTCTGCGTCCTTTACCGCCTCAGTGGAAAGGAGCTGCACCGGGATACGCATTTTTCCGTAAGACATAGGCTACACCTGCCATTCCCGGTCAAGCCGCAGCAACAGGTTCACCGTATTCCAAACCTGCTGCCCGGCCTGCACATTATCTGCGAAGAAGCCGCCTGTGGAACCATCCCGGCTTTCGTAAAAATGGGAGGACAGCATGATAACAGCCTGTTCTGTGGTGGGCGGCATGGGATTGTCCGCATAATGCCCGGAGGGGATATGCTGGTAACTTTCCGCATAGGAAACGGCTGCCCGGATGTATCCCCGGAGCAGCTCGTCGTCCTCGTCATGGGAAAGGATCAGGTTGTCTTTGACTTTTTGGAGCAGTTCGTCCATGCCGCCACCTCCTTATCAATCGGCAGTCATAAGGCCCGCCGCCTTCAACTTGGCAAGCAGGCCGTTAAAATCAGAAACCAGAGTGGGGACATCCGTCGCCACACTGTCAGCCTGATTGGCCGCTTGGGGAATCTCAGCGGCAGGCAGGCCGGTGACAGAGGCACCCTCTTTGATTTCGAGGGTGCCGCCAATCACCCATTTATCGCCGCCCTGTTCTGCATAGTTCTTTCCGTTGTAGCTCATCCGTCAGCCCTCCTTACGCAGCCTTCTGCTGCAATACCTTCACGGCTTCGGGAAGGATCAGTTTGCCATCCACGCGCTGGGATGCAAGGAAGCCCACCTGCCCGGTAGTAGCATACAGCTCGCCGAGGCGGCGGAAGGAGCGGCCCTGACGGTCAGCCACCCAATAATAGGACAGGTCGCCAAACAGGATGGACTTTGCACTGGCCGCCATGGCGGGCATAAAGGCCGAGGTATAAACCGGGCGGCCCAGCAGCATATCCGGGGTTCCGGCAGTCAAGGAGGGCTGCCAGAGGTACTGGCCGTTCCCGTCTTTGAGCTTCCTAAGGGCCTTCACGGAAGAATCGTTCATCAGGAAAACAGCGTTCTTGCGGTAAGGTGCTTTCAGAGAGTAAAACAGGTCGAACACCTCGTCCGCCGTAAATGCGGTGGCGGAGGCGGCAGTTACGCCGATTTCCGCGCCGCCCGTTGCAGCCAGAACGCCCAGCGGCTTGCCGGTGCCATCGCCGGTAAAGAAGGCTTCCTCCTCCTTGTTACCGATGCGGCGAGCAAACTCACGAGAAATATAGGCCTCCAAATCGAAAACGCTGTCGTTCAGCAGCTCCTCGGACACCTTCACCAGCGTTGCCAGCTTGTAGGCCCCGATGGAAACCTGCGAGAAAGCGTCGTCACTCTCCGGGATCGTCCCTTCCTCGTCCACCCACGAAGCCGTACCCTTAGAAGCCACCACCGGGATTTTGCGGTCGCCGGAGCTGGTCTGGATCACATGGGCCAGTGTGCGGAAAATGTTCTGCTCCTCCAATGCCTCCACCAGAGTACGCTCAAATTCATCCGGCACCAGATAGCCGCCCTCAGAGTCCGTACCAATCTGCAGGGCGTTCATAATCTCGTGAGTAGGCATCTTGCTGCGCATAGCGTTCCAGAAAGAGCGTCGGTATTCCGCAGAGGCGCGGCCAGTCTTTTCCTCACCGGCAGGGGCCGCAGGCTTGCCTGTCAGCGGGGTGTTGACCGGCTTAGAAAGCTCCGCATCCAGAGCGGCCTGCCGTTCCAGACGGTCAATCTCCTTGCCGAGATTTACTACATCGGCCTCCATCTTTTCATAGGTCGCCACATCCTCGGCGGCCAGCAGGCCATCGGCACCACGCTTGGCATCCAGAAAAACCTTCGCCGTTTCCCACGCCTTTGCGCGCTTCTCGCGCAGTTCCAAAATCTTGCTCATAGTAAAATCCTCCTTAAAATTTCAATAAATTAAGCCGCTGGTACAGCGGCTCGGCAGGTTGTTTCTGTTCGGTTTTCGTATGGGGCAGCTTGTTCAGCAGCCGGTTTGTCACCGCTCGCCGCGAGAACGCATAGCTCTCCGGTTCGGGATCGGGATCTTCCTTCGCGGTGAACAGGAGGTCGTCCGCAAAGCCAAGTTCCACGGCTTTGTGGGCGGACAGCCATGTTTCCGCGTCCATGAGGTGTGAGAGCCGCGCCCTCGACAGCCCCGTTTTGATTTCGTAGGCATTGATGATCGACTCCTTTACTTCGTCCAGCATGGCGATAGCCTTCTGCATTTCCTCAGTGTCGCCAATCGCCACCGTCAGGGGGTTATGCACCATCATCAGGGCGGTGGGGGCCATGAGAACCGTGGTTCCGGCCATGGCAATGACACTGGCGGCACTGGCGGCAATCCCGTCAATCTTCACGGTTACAGCGCCCTTGTAGTCCATGAGCATACTGTAAATCTGAGAAGCGGCCACGCAGTCACCGCCCGGCGAGTTGATCCAGACAGTAATATCGCCCTCACCGGCCAGAAGCTCCGCTTTGAAAGCGGCGGGGGTAATATCATCGTCAAACCAGCTTTCCTCGGCAATGGTGCCGTTAAGGTAAAGGGTGCGGCTCTCGTCTGAGTTCCGCACCCAATTCCAGAATTTATTCACTTGTCTGTTCCTCCGTTTCTATTGGATTTGTTGCGGTGGTTCCGGCAAAGGCCCCGGCATCACTGAGCTTCGTCATGGAGCCGTTTACCAGATACAGGTCGCCGCCTTCCTCGGCAGGGATACGGTCGAGGTTTTCCAGCTCTCTTATGTCATTGGCGCTCATCCAGCCATTCTGGCGGGCCACCGCATAACCGTTCATGCGGCTGGCGTAATCGCCCCGCAGCAGGCCCTCCACATTGAAGCGGATAAAATACTCCCGCTTCTCGCTGTCGGAAAACAGGCGGCGGGCCATGCTCTGTTCCCAGCGCATAAGCCACGGTTCGAGGGTATATTTAACAAATTCCAAGCTCTGCTGCTCGATGTTGGAAAAGCTGGATTTCTCCAAATCCCCGACCATGTGGGGAGGCACCCGGAAAATGCGGGCAATCTCGTTGATCTGGAATTTCCTCGTTTCCAGAAATTGCGCCTGCTCCGGGGAAATGCCGATGGGCTGATATTTCAGGCCCTCCTCCAAAACCGCGATTTGATGGGAATTTGCACTGCCGCGAAAGAGCTTGTTCCAGCTTTCCCGCACTTTATCCGGGTTTTTCAGAACGCCGGGATGTTCCAGCACACCGCCGGGGGCTGCATCGTTGGCGAAAAACTTCGCGCCGTATTCCTCGCAGGCAATCGCCATCCCCACCGCGTTCTTTGCCATGGCGATGGGCGAATAGCCCACGATCCCGTCATAGCCGAGGCCGGGGATATGAAGCACCTGCTCCGGCGGCAGATAAACCTGCCCGTTTTCATCATCCACCGGGGAATCGTCCGAGCCACGGGTATAGAGGTAATAAATCTGTCCCTTGCTGTCCCGGTCAACGGTCATTTTGGTGGGCATCAGCGGATAGAGGCCGATCACCTCGCCCTTGCCATTGCGGATGATCTGCGCGTAAGCGTTCCCGTATAGGAGCAGGTGGCCCATCAGGGTTTCCCGGAAATTGAACGAGGTCATTTCCGGGTTTGGCTCGTCGTGCAGCAGCCGGTAGAGAGGATGGTCGAGGGCCTTTACCTTGCTCCCGTTTTCACCGTAGCGGTACACATGGAGCGGAAGGCCCGCCACCGCCTCGGAGAGAATACGGACGCAGGAATACACAGCGGTCATTTGCAGCGCAGTGCGCTCATTCACCGGTTTGCCGCTGGTGGAACCGCCAAAGAAAAAAGCAAAGCGGCTGCCGCCCAGGGTATCCTGCGCCCGGCGCAGTTCCTCCGGCTTATCCCGCGAATGGAAAAAACGGCTGAAAACACTCATAGCAGTAAAAGCCCCCTTTCATCGTAGATAGAAGCGCCGGTGTCCCCGCCGCCTCGAATGGCCCGGTCAAGCGCCATGATAGTCGCCACCGCACCGTCAATCTTTTCTGTGGATTTTTCCTTATCCGGTTTCACATTGCCCGCCGGATCGGTACGGACATGGATGTTGTCCATCATCCACCGCAGAACCGGGTGGCCGCCATGGGCGAGCTGCTCATCCAAAGTCAGGCGCATCAGCTCCTTGGTGGGCGGGGACATATCTTTGAAGCCCTGCCCGAAGGGAACCACCGTAAAGCCGAGGCCCTCCAAGTTCTGCACCATCTGCGTTGCACCCCAGCGGTCAAAGGCAATTTCCCGGATGTTGTACTTTGCGCCCAGCTCGTCAATGAAGGACTCAATGAAGCCATAGTGGACGACATTTCCCTCGGTGGTTTTCAGATACCCTTGCTTTTCCCACACGTCATAGGGAACGTGATCCCGGCGCACCCGCAGGTCGAGATTGTCCTCCGGTATCCAGAAGAAAGGCAGGATCACATATTTGTCGCCCGCATATTCCGGAGGGAATACCAGCACGAAGGCGGTAATATCCGTGGTGGAGGAAAGGTCAAGGCCGCCATAGCACGCCCGGCCTTGCAGGGCCTCCGGGTCTACCGCAAAGGCGCATTTATCCCACTTTTCCATGGGCATCCAGCGGACAGCCTGCTTTACCCACTGGCAGAGCCGGAGCTGCCGGAACAGGTTCTCCTCGGCAGGGTTCTGCCGGGCGCTTTCGCAGGCCGCTTCCAGCTTTTCTATATCCACCGTAATTCCAAGGGAGGGGTTGGCCTTTTTCCAGACCTTCGGGGAAGTCCAATCATCGGCCTCATCCGCTCCATAGATCACCGGATAAAAGGTGGGGTCGATTTTCCGGCCATCCAGAATATCCCGCGCCTTCTGGTGAACCTCATAGCAGATACTGTTCACGTCATTGCCCGCTGTGGTAATGAGAAAATAGAGAGGCTGCTTTCTGGCGTCGCCGGAGCCGTGGGTCATAACATCATAAAGCTGCCGGTTTGGCTGGGCGTGCAGCTCGTCAAATACCACCGCATGGACGTTGAGGCCATGCTTGGTGTATGCCTCTGCGGAAAGTACCTGATAGAAGCTCCCCAGCGGCTTATAGATCAGGCGCTTCTGCGACA